AGGAATGGCCCAGACCCCGCAGATGCAAGGGTATAGGAGCTCGTGCGGGGGGTTTTTGCTACTGTTGCCATGACGGGAAGATGCTAAATCCGCCCGTCATGGCATATGCACTAGCCGCCTAAAGCATTGGCCAGATTGGGCCCGCGCGCTGGCATTGCCTGCCCTGGAAGCCAGAAGTCACCTCCGCCGACAAGGTTACTGCGCTTTTTTGCCGCCGTGGCGAGGCTGTTTGCTGCCTCGGGATCAAGCATCATTGATAGCCTATCCCAGAACAACCGATCAATTGCAGGGCCAACAATAGGCGTCTGCCCCATCGGGGTGTACCGCTTGCCGAACCGGCCAAGATCCTTTGCGAAGCCAACATTCACGTCCTCGCCTGTGGCCGCTTGATATGCCGCTGTCATGGCATTGCCGATGGTGAGCCCGTAAACGTCCGTCATCATTTGCGGCACGGGGCCAGCCAAGTATCCGGCAAAGCCGCCGCCCCATGATGCCTGACCGGTCGTGACAATATCCCCCACGATACCGAAGCCGCCGCCCTTTACGGCTGCGCGCGCCATGAAGAGCGGGTTTGTCATGTCCTGCGGATCACGGCCCATCATCAGTTCGTTTGCTTGGATTGAAATCGCGCCAAGGACCGTGGCACCGGCCGCAAGATCAAGGCCGTACATTACCCTGTCGCCCAATGTCGGCCGCGCCATGATCTGCCGATATTGGTTGATCGAGAACGTCATGGTGAACGATTTGAAGGCCGTTGCCGACTTGAGAAATTCGTACCCGATGGAACCTGGCGGCAAGTTGTGCGCAGATGGATCTACGAACGCCTTGGCCAGAAGGCTTTGCGTAGGAACCGCCAACTCCATCACTTCCTCAATCGCGCCCTGCATTTTGGCGTACAGGTCATCAGCCTTGTCGGCTGGCATATCCGTTACTTGGCGCCAGTATGTCGGAAGCGCGAAGGTCGCGCCGTTGTCCGCACGGAACAGATTTTCAACCTTCCTGAAATTGTTCCAATCCGCGTCCGATATGTTCCATTTCTTGAATTGCATTTGCAGCGCGGGCTCAAGATTGCTCAAGGGCCGGTCAATCTGCGCCGCCATGAAGCCGCCAAATTCCTGATAGAAGGTTGCGCGCGCCCGATCTGTCCAGAAGGAAAGCCCCTGCAATCGCATAGAGGCCTGCGTGACGCGCTCGACCCATTCCGATGAGGCAAACTCTTGTTGGAACCGCGCAACCGCTGTCCCGGCGTCAGCCATAGTGTCAGCAACCCACCCCGCGCGCAGAAGTTCATCGGAGCTCAAGCCCTGCAATACCCCCACCTGTTTTGCTAAGACGTTGCCGGGGTTCATGCCCATTGTCTTTGCCGCCATCCGCATCGAGTTCATATCCGATAGGGAGGCGATGATTGCGCGGTCAAGGAAGGCCGAGGTCATCAGCCCCCGCGCGTTAGAGAAGAAACGAGCAACCCATTGCTGTGAGGCGTCTTGTGGGACGCTGCCGCCGCTCATCACGTTCATCATACGAAGGGCTGTGTTGCTGTCGCGCTCTACGGCGGTGAGAAGCTTCTGGTCGCCTGTCGCCTTGGCCTTTGCGCGCCACAGGTCTGCCTCATATTCAGCGCCAAGCTTGGGGTTAGGCCCAAACTCTCGCATCAGGGTGATGTCCCGCGCCATCCGGTGAACGTGGCCCATCAGAGATTGGTGGATGCCGCCCGTGCCAAACCCCGAGTTGTAATCCATCCAGTCTTTGCCGGATTTGAAGTGAAGGTGCCGGCTGTCCGAGTGCTTGCGGTAGGTCGCAACGCCCTTGGGCCGACCATATACCGGATTATCGGCGTCACGATTGAAAACGATGTTGTCATAGGCCTCTTTCAAATACCGCTCACGGAATGCCAAAGGAACCTCGCCGGTCCTTGGGTCCATCTGAATTGGCTTGCCGGTCAGGGGGTCATTAATCCGCGCCCAATCCAGACGCCCATCAATTTCCTTGAACCATCCATCAAAACCAGATCGCATCAAGGCCAGTCGATCGTGGACGTGGGGCAAACCCCAATTGTCCATCTTGGAAATGTGGCCGCCAGCCTCGTTGAACATGAGGCGCAGATCTTCAAGCGCCTCATGGATACCCGCAGCTAGGCCGCGCGCTTCCGCATTGCCCGTGCTTACCCCATGCAGTTCATCCGCAATGTGGGCTTGCTGTGCCGGATTTGTCATCTGGCCCGAAATTTTGCGATGGTTCTTTTTGAGATATGCGCCAAGCTTGCCGTTGAACCGCCGCACCAAGCCGCGGTGCTTATAGTCCATCTTCTCATGGCGGTTAATCATATCAGGCACCGCAGCTTCCTTGACGTGAGCCTGCGCCTTGCGCTGGAATGCCATTGTGGACAGATAGGAATGTCGCTTTTCGCCTGCTTCACGCCGGAAAGCCTCTTTCACGTCATCGGCGGCAAGAACCTCCGCAACGTGGCGGGGATGACCTGAACTCTCGTATTGGTCTGAACGCTTTTTCCATTCATCCTGGGCCCGCTGCGCACGGTCACGCAGCTTTGCCGCCTCGGCCGGATCTTCCTTGGCCGCGTAATCGTGCCAGCGCTGAATGCAATCGAACAAACTCATGTGGTTTTCCCCTTACCGCAAGCATCAAGCACGGCTTGAAACTCGTCATCCATATCAAATTCATCAAGGATGCTGGACGCAGAACGTGACCCCAAGCCATCATCCATATCCACGTCGAAGTCAGACTTGGCGATCTGATCCTCCACATCGGCGCGCATGGCATCCTGTGCTGTCCGCGCTTGTGGGCCCGAAGGCTCCGAAAACAGGTCGTTGCGCACCTTGTCATCAGGATCGAACAAGCCGCCGATATTGCTATCCGGCGCTGACTGCCGGCCGCCGCCTAGAGGTGCTTGCTGTCGTGCTTCCAGCCGGTCGCGCTGCGTTATGGGCGCAACACCGTCGATTAGGGTTTGCTCACCGGCGCTTGTGACTTCGCTTCTTTGTGGGCCAGGATCATATCCTTCACCCTCTGGGCCGCCGCGTGCTGGCTGGGGCTCTTCGTCCGGTCTGCCAATCCCGCCTCCGCCCTCATCAGGTAATCTTCCAGCCTCGGACTGATCGAGATATCGGAGGTATTCTTCTGGGTCGTATTGTCCATAATCATCCGCCTTGTTTGCAGGTAGGTCCAGATAATCCAGATCGCGCTCAAGAACACGTTCTACCAGATGTTTTGCCTCACCGCCATTTTTTTGAAGTTCCGTGATTATTTCCATCCGCTCATCCGGCGTGAGAAGATCATCCGCCCACTCTTTACGGAAATATGCGTCGAAGTCATCGCGGATACGGTCAAAGCCCCCCGTGAGGTCATCGAAGGCGTAGGCATCCAGATCCACGAAAAAGCCATCATCCGCTGGCCGACCGGCAAGGTAATCATCCGCTGGCCGCGTTGTGGGTGTTTCCAGAGCACGCAGCGCCGCCTCACGCTCATCTATGATCCGTGTGACCTCTGCCCTACTGGCAAGCCAAGACGTGTCTCCACCCGCGTCCCTAGCGATAACGTCTAGGAAACCCTGACGATCGAGATACATGCCATCCTCCGACACGCCGGCCGCCGCCGTGATGCCGGGGAATTTGTCTTCCATTTCCGTGGCTACAAGGTTGTCGAAATCCCCACGCCCTTCTTTGGAAAACAGGCCGGGGGCACTCTTCGATGTGACGCCCATAGCGCGAAGATCTTGCGCCGCCTTGCCCGATGGATTGACCTGCATGCTTTCGCCGCCGCCTGGTAGTGGCTGGCCTGACTTTTCCGCCGCGCGAATTTGAGCCTTTGTGACGCGGTGCCCACGGGTAAGCCAAGAGATAAGAGGCTTGGCCGCGCCGCTATCATAGGCCATAGCGTCAGAAATGGCCGCTGTGGACGCATCTTCGATCTGGCGCACTTCGTCCATGCGGGGATTGAGAAGCACGTCCAGAGGGTCAGCCAGTGGCTCCGGCGCGGCATTTGGGGCAGTCTCTACCGGCTGCGGTGCCCCAGCACGGTCTGGGATGAGGGGTTCGCGCTTAATTGGGTCGCGCTGAACCAGGGGATCAAGCTTTGGCGGCGCATCGGCTTGCACGCGACTTGCCGCCTCAAACGGGTTGGCGCCAGCGACAATCGCATCCTCGGCCGCATCAATGGCCCCAGCGTCAAATACAGGGTCAGCCGTAGGGGGAAGCCTGTTGCGGCCACGCATGTATATGAATGCGCGAGAACCGGCCTCTACCGCGCCGCCAAGGATCGCACCGGCCCCAGCCGCCATAGCAAGCTGTGAAACCACATCGGGGTCTTCGATACCAAGACGTTCAGCCATTTCGTACTGCGCCGGCAGGAATGCCGCTTCCGCCCCCATGTTGAGAGCGGCTTCACGCCCCATTACCCGAAGGATTGATCCGCCGCCGCCGCCCAATATGAATGGAAGGTTCTTTATGTCCGCTGTAATCCCCGCCATGCCGCCCACAAGGTCAGCAGCGCCGCGCCACGCTGGCATCATGTTCAGGATTGCCTCGGCGTCAGCATGTTCGGCTTGAAGCTTTGCGTTGATGGTGCTGTCGATCGCTCCATCCGAAACGTCCAGATCGGCCCACTTATCAGGCTCCGCCGCCGCAGCTTCACGCGCCATTTCCAGCACGCCAGGGATAGCCCGCATGTTCGAGGCGAGAGCATCAGCCCCCTTGCCATCAGTCACATAGACGTTGCGCGCCTTGAGGCCGGTTCGCACCGCGTCATCGCCAAGCCTATCCCAAGCCTTTTCGGCCAATGACCGGCTCACGGTTTGCCGTTCCCGCGCTAGACGGAAGTTAGCGTCGTTTTCCAGAGCGGACTTGTTGAACCCAGCGCCAAGGCCTTCCCACACGCCGCTTGGCTGCACATCGCGGCCCCGCGGCTTCACTTGCGACATATCGCCTTCATCGCGCAGAAAGTACGTCATGGCGCCACCCCAAGATCGCTAATTGAGGCAGGGCCACCCAAGGCCGGCGCATAAGCCCCTTCCCGTGGGTTGGCCTCGATCAGCGCGTGCAGGTCAAACTCGAATGTGCCGCCCGCCGCGTTGCGCGCATCGGTCACGGCGCCGTTGGTGATAACCTCAATTCGGTATTTGCTATCTTTGGTTGGCACGATCCGAATATGCCCGTTCTGCAAAAGCTTTGGGCTCAATGGCTTGCCGCCAAGCATGGGTCCGGGTTCAGCACCCCAATTCTGCGGAAGTTCGGCAATTGGGTCTTGGCCCATAATGGCCGCGCCGATCTGCGCAAAAGCCTGCATTCCAGAGATTTCCCCTTGGCCCGCTGTGAACGCCGATTGAAGCGCAAACTCTGCATCCTCGCCAATCACATCGACCGGAAGCAAGACTGGACTGCCGCCGATGGTCTGCACGCCGCCTTTCAGCTTGCCGCGTTTTGTCTTGGATTGACCAAGCGCAGACTGCACCGCCCCAGCCATGATTGCCTTTTGCTCTTCGGCATCGGTCACGCCGCGCGCTCGGGCGCCATAGATCGAGATTGCAAACTTGCGAAGCTCGCCCTGCATTTCAAATGGAACCGTGGACAGCGCCGCCGATATGTCTGGGGAAATGCCTTCAAGACTTGCCGACGATGATGGTGCCTGCACCAAACCCTCATCCAGCATGGCTTGGCCGCGCATGGCTTCAAACGCGATTGCCTTCTCACCGCCACGCGCCATTAGCTTGCCAGCGTATATTGTGGTTGGGTCATCCGACTTGATTTCGGTGAAGACCCGCTCCGCACCGGGGCCAAAGCCTTCAACGATTGCCGCAGCCATTACCGCGCGCAGTTCAGGCGGGGTTTCCTTGCCGAGAGCGGCCCCAAGAGCCTCCGCCTCTTGATCGCTCAAGTAAACGACTTCTGGGGTATATCCTGCCTCGCTGAATTGCTCCGCCCATTGCCCGCGCGCCTTCATGGCCGCAATCGCGCTTGATGGGTCTTCGGGATTGATATTGGTCAGCGCCGGGGGTTTCCTGTCATCAGGCATGATTTCAGTCGCCCGCTTCACAGGGTCTTCCTCAAGCGCCTTCCTGTTTTCGGCCGCCGCGCTTTCGCCCGCTTTGAGAATGTCCATTTCCCAATCAGCTTGAACCGGCTGGGCTTTCATTTCGGCCAGCGCCGCCGATTGTTCTGATGGGGTCATTGTCAGGAAGGTTGGCAGGTTGTCGCGCAGCGCAACCCGTGATGCCGCCTCGGCCCACTCGTCGGGAAGCAGCGCACGGATTTGCGGATTTTGCAGAATGCTTTCATCTGCCGAAGCTTGGCCGTTCATCGCCGCCTTACCAATTAGGCTTAGGTCAGACTTCCAAGTGGTCGTTTGCTCCTTCTGTCGCCGCACCACTTCCTTTTGCGCCGCATCGCGCGCCTTGATGACTACGTTCTGGGATTGCTCTCTCGTCCATGCCACGCCGGGCAGGCTCTCGCGCGCTGACAAAATTCCAGTGAGCTCTGATTGCGCAGCAAAGATTTCTTCTTCATTTCCGCCGACCATCGCGTTGACCAAATTATCAGACCACCTATCCACCAAGGCCGCGCTTGAGTTGTTGGCACGCTGGCGCGTGTCGCGCTGTCGTTCCTCGACCATGCCCAGATACCGGCGCTGCGCTTCCTTCTGGAAGTTGCCACGAATAGCCGCCTTGAACATATCAGGGGCAGACTTCACGATCCCATCGACATATCCCTTTGCCGCATCATTGAAGCCATCGGGATTGAGCATGAATTGCTCGGACAGCGCCATCATGTCCTGCGCGCCCTTGAGCATGATCTCTGATTGGTAGGCCACGCCCGCCGCCGCGTTGTGCGCTTGCAGGATCTCACCAGACAGGGGGGAATACAGGCGCCCTACCAGTGAGCCATCCGCTTGCCGCAGCATGGTTGGTGGAGGCAGTTGAGGCGCTGCACCGCCATTCATGGATGATACCGTGGTGGACGTGCCGCCCGATGGTGCCGCACCCCCATCTTTGAATTGGAAATGGACGCCATCTTTTAGCGTCTTCCAATCGCCGCCCCATTCAAAGCCCTCATATCCGAGTTCAGCCGCAACCTTTTTTGCTTCATCGGCAAGTGGGCGATAAGCCTCAAAGTCCCAATTTGCTTTCCCGTCTTCTCCGATGATGTGATAGTCCGCAGCGCCGCCATGCAGGTGCTTGCTATTCATCGTTTGCGACTTGCCTTGTGCAACCATTTGGGCCTGCCTGTCGGAAGTACGCAAACCCTCGCTCACACCAATATTGATCCCCGTCCGCTGCGAAGCAAGACTTAGAACCTCGTTAATGCGGGGATCTACGCCATGCAGTTTGTCGCCGCCGCCAGAGCCCTTCCCAATCGCGCCCATCACGTCATTGGCGAGGCCTTGGTTCGGACCGGCCGGCGCATTCATCCGCGACGTTGTGAAGGAACCGGAAGGGTCGCCCATCTGTTGCTTTGCGATCTGACTGCCAAGTTCGGAACCCAGTGCCTCTTGCTCTGCAATGGCCGCTGGCTTGAGCCATTCATAAGCCGCATTCGCCGCTTCTGCCATAAGGCGAAAACCGCCCCCAGCATCGGGAACGGTTTGGCGGAAGTCCGAAAGTGCGCTGGATTTTACAACCCGCTTGATTTCAGCCATTACCCTCGACCTCCCCAATTGTTTTTCGAGCCATAGTCGTAAATGTCAAACAGGCTCGGACCAGCTTTCAAAAGGCCGGAAGTCAAAGACATTCCAGGGCTTATGCCGTTGGCTTTAGCCTTGTACGCAGCGGCGTTTTGCGTTTCGTTGTTGAAGGCCACGCGCCGTTCCGCGCCGCGCACCGAGCGCAGTTCATCAAACATTGACGCTGTGCCTACGCTTGGACGCTGCCCATTGGCAGACAGCGCCGCCCGCACGTTGGATAGTTCTGAATTTAGCCCTTCACGCGCAGCTTGGTCTGTTTGCCGCGCCCGGGTGGTCCCGATGTAGCTGTTGACCTTCGCTTGCTCCTTCGCGCTCTTTGCTTGCTCCATTGCATTGAAGGCGCCGAATACAGGCCCAGCCGCGCTTGCAACAAGGGCCATAGGTGTTACCGCCGCCGCCGCCGTTCCTGCCGCTGCCGCCGCCCCCGCGCCTGCCGCTGCCGTTCCTGCGCCTGCCGCCACTAGTGGTGCCAAAAGTGCCTGCATTAGTATTGTACCTCCTGTGTAATCGCCATTATCTCAAGGATACCCGGCTCATTCTTCGTGATTTCAATTTCTGGATGGTCACGGCTGCCAACAACGCTGAAACGATAGAGTTCAGTCCTGAATGGCGGCGGCACCCCAAGGTCTTCACCCCAGCGATAGCCGCCAACCTCTCTGGTGTGATTGTTGGCGCGAATACTAAAACCACTTGATGAAAGCACAGACACGGACCCACGGATCAGGCGGGCTTTCAGCATGCCTACACGCGGGCTATCAATTACTTCGACCGGCCAAGGCATGAAGGACGATGTGAAGTTGAACCCAGCAAACGTATCTTCGGGCATATCCTCAATATCGGGTACGACACCATCAAGGCCGACAATGCGTGAACCGCCAAACCAGTTGCCGCTGTAGATGCTCACTTCCTCACCAGCCAAAGGCGCAGCGCCGGATGAAACCACCGACAGGCTTTCGCCGTTTACCTCAAGGTCGATCCCGTTCACTGACAAGTTCGATGCAGAAAAGACCGGCACGGCGCAGTCCACCAGCGCCGCATCATCGAACCGCTCAATCAGCCGGCGCGTTACGCCATTGATTTCACGCTCTACAATCGCCCAGTAGCCGCCAAATATCGGGGAAGCAGTCTTGAACAGGCCTTGTGTGTTCCACGGAACAAAGCCAACGCTATCCGCCGCAAAGTCCGAGAACCACGATACCGCCGCGATCGTCCCGTCACTATTGATGACAAACATATATTTTTCAGGCGCTTCCGAGAACAACGAAGGGCCACAAAGCTTGATTGGCCTTTTGATGAGTGGGTCATGGAATGTGGAAATCGTGCGAACCGACCATTTCAGGTAAATGTTCCCGTCCAGCAGGCACGCCGCGATTGCTTCGCCTGACGCCTCAATAAAAACAACGCCATCATCGACCGCAACGGGCCGAACAGGGCTTGATGACCGCTTGTCAAAGAGAGTGGCCTTGAAGTTCTGGGGGGTTAGTATGTTTCCGTCCCTGATGTTGATGTAGTAAAGGCCGCGATCAGAGAAGAGCAGCAAATCCCCAGCGTTCAGGACGTGCATAAAGCGCGGGCTATTGTCGCCGGTCGTCCTGACAATTGCATCATCATCACCGGCCCCAGCCGTGAAGTCGTTCACGCTCCGGCTCGATGACATGCAGATCAGATCAGGAACCAACGGGAAGTCCACCAGCGTCAAACGCCCGCTGGCCGATGCACCTGATCTTGGATAACCGCGCACCGCCGACATTATCGGCTCGTCCCAGATGAAGGATGGAAGCGGGGTAATCTCTGACTTAGACAAAACCTTGGCTGATGCAGACGGGCCAGATATTGTTTCGTCTACATCGGGGCCATCGAAAAACTCTGTGGTGATGACCTCGATGTATGAGCCAACGATGTTGACAATGATACCTTGGAAGTTTGTGTCGATAGCGACAACCGCATCACCCGTTTTGAAACCAACGGTCTTTGAAAGATTAATTCTAAAGCTTGGCGCCAAAATGTCCGTGACGGTCCCGCCTACGAGCGTGGAGGACGTAAACGATGTGATGCTGATTTCACGCTGCGAATAGCGGATCTTTGTGCCAACGTAGTCTGGCGTGAACAAAGGCTTTGAGGAAACAATTGTGATTGCTCCGCTTCGCGCGCTCGGACGAAGTGTGGTGTCCTTAACAAAGGACCAATATGGCTGCGCCAGGTCGCCGCCAGCCGCCAGATCAAACTCAAAGGTGGCGAATGACCAAGTGCCGCTGTCATAGGTTAGTTCATATAGACCAAATGGACCGCCAATGACCGTCTTTTCACGAAAGGCTTCAACCCATACGTCTTCTGGCTGATCCCAAGGTGCAGACGTGATTTCAAAATCTTCGCCGCCATCTTCATTGATGATGACTGCGCTTCCATCCATAATCACAAGGCCAAAGGTCTTTGAAGTTTCGGGCCTTATCTCGATTATGTCATGCGCCGTTCCGCCCTCTCGAATATAGGTCATGCCGGGGCGAGAGTGCAGGCCGCGCGTAGCTGTAACCCGCATGTTTGAGGCCGCGCGGCAGGATGCCTGCCGAATATCCAGATCATCGGCCTCAAGAAAGCCATCGCGTGTCTGCCCGAGAAGGAAGTTGCGCTGCGGGATGCTGCGTTTAGCCACGGCCAAACCTCGCTTTCGCAAGACGCCCACGCTGGAACGGCTGCGTTGCAGATCGTGCCTTCGATGACAGCGTGCGCGCATTCTGGAATTTAGCTTCTGCGTTGCCATCCATCCGTTCAGCGTTGGCGTATTCTTCCTTGAAGCGCAGAAGAACCGCCTCAAGCCTCATTTGGATACCGACTGCAAAGTTAGCGGACCAGATGGAAGGATCGGCGCTCTCGATGTATTCAATGAAAACGCCCTCGGCGCTATCAACGTGAACGCGCGAACCATCCTGCACCCAATCGGGGAAGGACCGAACGCCGGTTTCATCCTCCGTCCACACTCGACGGACGTGCAGCGCCGCATGTGGAACCGCAAACGCATCATCATACCCAAAAAGACCATCCGAGCGGCTCAAGAGCTCATCTTGCTTTTTAGAGAAGTGATAGTTGGACATTTCCAACTCGGCCTCAACGATAGGGGCCCAATTGAGTGATAAAAGACGACCTTCATTGGTCCCGTCAGTATGGGCCAATAGTTCGTCGCAGCCCTGCGAAATGAGGGCCGCATTCATTATTTCAAGCATTGCAAATTCTGTTGACATGCCCGCAGATTGCAGTCGAAAACCGCAAGACCATATGCACATAGAAAAAGGGCCAGGTTTTACCCCAGCCCTTTAACAAAACGCCCCACGCGGGAGGATCTTACGCGGCAGCGTCTTTCTTGATGGACGCGCGATAGGCCTTCAACCGCGCAATGTCCTCTTTGGTCTTTGGCTGCATCCACACAAGAGAGAAGGCGCTGCAATTGATCTTTGCAGGCTTGCCAACTGGCTCAATGCCTCCAAGGCCAAATGTTCCCGGTGCGGTGGTAACGATTTCCATCGTATATTCACCACCAGCATCAGGCTTGTACTCCGTCACCACAACAGTTTCGGCTTTGACGCCGCCCTGATCTGTTTCAGGCGTAGGCTTGGTAATGGCATCTTTTTCCAGACCGGCCTTGGCGTCTTCGGCCAATTGCTCTTTGGTTTTAGCAGCCATTCTTAAACCTCCGTGGCTAGGGCGGCCGAAACCTTGCCCGCGGTGGCTGTGGTGCCCGTCACCGTGTAGCGGACGCCGAGATAGCGCAGCAAGGGCGCGTCAGGGAGCCAGCGGATCGGCAGCTTGTAGCCGGCCTTCAAGGTGGCAACGGGGATCGCGCCGCTGGTGTAAAGCACCGTTGGCGTCGAGAGGTCAGCCGCCGCAGAGGTTTCCAGCGTGACGGTCAGAGAGGTCAGCGTAGCGAAGTCCTCATTCACCATCAGCAGTAGGGGGATTTCGTTGCCCGCGCCGAGGTTCATGGCCGCCGCAGCAGCTTCGTAGGGAACAACGCCGTTCACACCGAGGTCGATCACGTTTTCGGAAATTGCGGTAGCCGTGACTGCCTGCAACTCCGAAAGGATCAGGTTCTTGTCCAAGATCATTTCAAGTCTCCAATTTCAGGGTTGCCGAGTGGGCGAGTGCCGCCCACCCAGAAGGGGTTAAACCACGCGGGCTTCGGCGTTCAGAAGCGCATTTGTTTCACGGATTGGGATACCGCGATAAGCCAGCACTTCTTTGCCTTCAACTTCCATCCACTTGAGGCGGGTAAAGTTGTCGGTGGCGCCGGTGTTGGTTGCCAAGGCGTCAAGGGCTTCCAAAGCATCGACGTTGGCATAGATCACCGTGCGTCCAGGTTCGGTATCCTTGGTCGTCTTGACGTTCTGATTGCGGACGCCTTGAAGCGCATAGTAACCCTTGCGCATGAACGAGTAGAGATCCACGTTGCCAGCGGCCAATTCAGAAACGTCGATGTTCGACACGCGCGAACAGCGGCGATAGTCGCCAAGGCCAAAGCCCATATGCGAACGGATCAACTCTTCCTTCACATAGTAAGGGTTGCCAGCATCATCCAGCACACGCTGGCGGCCCATATCCTCTTGGCTGATCCCCGCACTGGTGCCCTTTGGGTAAAGAGCGCGGAGGCCCGAGCCGCCCCACGTCACAAACCAGATCGACATATTGTCCGAGCCGGTGCCGCCCGCGTCGATGATTTGCTTGCCCGCGCCAGAAGTTGCTTTGGTGCCATAGCGAGGGGCAAGGCCTTTGGGCAGGCGAGGGTTGGTTGCGGTATTGTGGTAGAACAGGGCCGAAACCAGTTCTTGCGCCATTGCTTCAATGTCAGCTTCGCTTTCCTGCGCGCGGACAGCGGCTTCATTGGCGCCGGCCAGATCCAGCAAGCGCGTGTCCACCGAGCAAAGCTTTTCAGCAAAGCCAGTGGTTTCAGTCACTTGTTGGGTTTTCGACTTGGATTGCGCGATACCTTCGTAAAGAGCGCCCCAGCCAACAGTACCAAGACCAGTGCGAGTGGTGTAGATATGCTTGGTGCCATCGTTGCATTCCTGCATGACAAAATCGGTGAAGATGTCCTGCGCAGTTGTGTTCATCATTTCCATGATTTGAGCAGCGCCGCCGCCTGGGAGGGTGCGCTTGTAAATATCTGCCATAGACAGGAATTTTTGGGTCAGGGTGGTCATTTCGGCTCCTTACTTTGTCCGGGAGGTTGGGTATCGTGAAGAAAGACCGCCATCATTAGCGGCCTCTTCGGGTTGTGGTGTCGGCGTGGTGGAGTTGCGGGGGCCAAGAAGCTTTTCGAGAGCCATCATGGCCGGTGCGCTGCGGGTTGCCGCTTGAAGCGCTTGCGCCTCATCGGCGGTAAGACGGGTTTCCATTGCGCGAACAACCGAAGTAATTCGCTGATTTGCTTGCTCGGGCGTGCCAAGCTTTGCAAATTCTTGCTTTTGCGCTTCGATTGCTGCGGTGAGTTTTGTTGCTTCATATTTGGCGAGAAGGCCGCCAATCTTTCCGCCCATTTCAGCCGGTGCGCCAATACCCTTGAGGGTTTCGGACAGTTCACCAAGAAGCGGCTGCATGGTCGGATCTTCCAGATTGAAATCCAGCGCCATTCCTTCGGGCAGCCCGAGTGCGGAAAAATCCATATCGGCCGGCACAACATAGTCGTATTTGTCAGGCGCTACCGATGGTTCGACCAGCTTGCCGTAATGCTCCTTGAATTTCTCAAGGTCCGGCTTTCCATCCACATGAAAGCTTTCGGGGATAAAGGATAGGTCAAAGGCTTCCGCCTGTGGTGCAGCTTCACCCACCGGCGCTGCGGCCACAGGCGCGGCCTCACTTACCGGCGCCCCGCCTTGGCCCCCCTCGTTTGGCGCTTCCCACCGTAGCTTGCTTTTGTTCAACCAGTTTCTCATATTCATCGCTCAAGATCCTCCTAAGATCACTTGCGATAAATGCTTGAGAATTGCGCGCCGCCAATGCACGCGGATCAGCCAAGATTTTTGTTGGCGTTGTTATTGTTGCTTTTTCAAGCAATTCCAAAAGGATACGGCCATCGACGGAACCAAGAGCCGCACGGATGGAACGCCGAAGGTCAGATGCCTTTGTCGCGTCGATTTGCTCAAGGGCCGCGATATACGTCAACAACGGCCCCGGCTCTGAAATCAGATTTGGCAGCATTTATACCTGCCCTTCTGGTGGCTGGGCCTCTTGGGGCGGAGCTTCTTCACGAATGACGGTTAGCTGGTCGCCGGAAACCTTGACCACCTTCTTCATCGTCGATCGCATATCCACCACTTCGCCAACCTGATCTTGGAAAATAGAGAATGCCAGATCGAGATTGGACCGCGTTACCATCACCTTGTCTTGGTTTTGGGCTTTTTGAAGAGGCGAGATAGGCGTGACGCTAATCACCTGCCCATTGTGCGTAATCGCCTCTTTCAGCTTCCCGCTCTCAACAGCCAGGTATTCAAACCGCTGGATGAGCGGCATGACAAACTCGCTCCACAGTGGCGCAGACGGTTTGCCAAGGCGTTGCTGGACACGGCGGCGCTCATCAAGCCATTGGGTTGCCGTTGGCGGCGTATCGCCACTCTGCCTTGGCCCATCCTGATAGAAGGCCCGAGCGATCTTCTTTTCCAGCCTGTCTTCCGTGAACCAGCCCTGATCCACATTCACGTTGCGGCTCAAGTCGTAGATTTGCTCACGGGTAAAGCCGCGGTGCGCGGGATAGGCGCGACCGGCTTGCAGGCCTTCCGAAAGATCAAGGAAACCATCATCGGGATAGATGATCGTATTCATCAAGCTTTGGTCGAGCCCAGACAGGATAATCTCTGCCATTTCGTCCATCACGCGCAGGTCTGGCAAGGATTTCCAGCCAGGGCCGCGCCCCCAAGGCTTCCCGATTTGTGGATTGAAGCGGCCAACTATCAATGGGCAAGTGCCAGCAAGGCCTCCAAGTTCAAGTGGCTTCGATGGTGTGATGCGTCGATCATCGACAGTGATTTCACAAAGCCATTTTGGGATTGCGGCATCAGACCAATCCACCCAGAAACCCCAGACAACCTTGGCTCTTGCACCTGGCTTTTTGATCTTCTGTTGGATTTGCTCGTCGGCCAGAGAAACGTCCCAGCCGGTGAATAGTGCTGGCAAAGATGAGGCCAGGACCGAGACTTCCCTGAAACGGTCCAGATAGCCAAGATGCCCCGGCGTTGTGTAAAGCTGTTGCGGTGGAACCACCTCGCAATGAATAGGTTGCTGCATGTGCGCTTGCTGCACCCAGAGCGCAGTCGTGCCGTGGCTTGCCGCCTCAAAGGCCCATTGCGGCGCTATGTCATTGTAATTAGAAGATGAAATCATTTCAAACAGGTCATCTTCGCGGGCCTGCACTTGTTCAAGAACCGCATCCGCTTGATCTTCTGGAATTTCCATTGTGACAAGAAATTCGCCCCACTTGCTTTCGGCAGGGGTATAGTAATTCACTAGGTCGCCGGCCAGATCCGTTGCCATATCCTCGGCAATGGAAATGAAAACCTCGCTCTCGCTCTCGCTTACGTCACCGACAGCCTTGCTGAAATCCTGCTCCCGACCGGGGCAGCAAAACTTCAAGCTTTCCTTGATGAATGGCTCTGCGGCGCTGCGCCAAGCCTTTGCCGTTTTGAGGCGGGATGAAAACTCTTCTCCTGGCTGCATCAAGAGAGGCTCCCAAATCTCATGGCGAGATTGTTAAGCATATTGCTAGAACTTTTACGGGAAGATCCCTTTGCGGTTCCAGAAACTGGCGCCAAACCCTTCATTCCGTAGATTGCGCGAATGTCGCTTGTCAGGCCGGACGCCTGCTTTTCAGCGCTCTTCTGCCGGCCAACATCGGTAATCCGCCGCTCCCTAAGTCTTGCCTTCTTATCCTTAGGATCTTCCTTGTATCCGCCACCCATGATCTGACCTTTCGTGTAAAAGTTCCGCTCCGTTGGACAGCAATTTCCGCTTTAGGGTGCTTGGCATCAATGCACGGATATTCACCAATGCGCCGCAGATCGACGCGCAACTCATAAGTGTGAAGGGCGGCAGGTCAAATTCCGGCTCATCATTTTTTATTTTTACGATACTTTCGCAGATCGCGTAATAAGCCTCTAGCTGCGTCAGGACTTCATCATGCCGGTGCATAACACGAATTTTAAACCCCCTGCCTTGCGGATCTAGGAAAACCCAAGTGTCATCGGCGTTGTATCCCCAAGCCTCACAGTGGCCTAGCCAGTAACGCGCATCAATCTTGCCTTTGAAGTTGCGCAGACGTGGCCGGTGAAATCCGAAAAACCATTCAACGATCATTTTTTTCTCCGATTGCGGATGCTGTGCCGCTGTGGCTGGGATGGCGCTTTGCGTTCGCGGTGCGTTGAAGTGATGACCGCCTCACCCTCTCCGCCGCCCAGAAGACCGTTCTCGATCGCGTCAACAATATGGGAGTAGAGCCCCTTGCGCGGCTTTTCAGCGAATAGACCGGATAGGCCTCGCACTTTCAGCTTCGGGTAATGGTGGCCGCCAGCAAGGCCGGTCTTTGCGACAAGGCAGGTCGTATCGACGAGAAAGCCGTTCCGGCGCCCGAGCACGGCTTCCATCGCTGACCGACGCATCTGCGTGTTGTTGTCTGTCGTGGCCGGCATTACCCGCATCCCGTACTTCTGGAAAACGTCATAGGCTGTGGTTTCGGTGTTCTGGCCGCCATCGGCCCCGCGCGGGTCGCCAAGGAAATCAGCCTCAAAGCCGCGATACCGTTCCGCGATGTGCTTCTTGACCTTAGGCGCAAAGAGCTCCGCGCTCTCGTTCGAGCCGATTAGTTCCGATAGGACACGCCAGTTTCCATTTACGTCCTGCATGAAAGCCGCGGCCGGATCGCGCCCGAAGTCCAGACCAACGACAATCTTGAAGCCGGGAATGGGTTCTAGCTTGCTCTTGGAAACGTGTTCGTCTTCTGAAAACGTGGGGTATACCGCCTTGCCCTCGATGTGCAGGCCGACCTTGTTCAGAACGCGCCGGTCAATCCAAGCCTTCGTCTTGCCGACGATGGTTTCCATGTAGGATTTCTTCGTGTGGGTTTGGTTTTCAGCCTTCGGGTTTGGCTGATAGGAAACCTTGCCCTCATGCCGAACCTCAATAAGACCGGGGGGCTGCGTGTAAAATGTCCAGTTCGCGGGCTTCTGATAGACGCGCCGCTCGTCCTCTGTCGTTTCTGGGGGCAATGGAATGTCGCCGCGCATGTACGGTATCCAATGACCCTCGACCGGCGCGTTAAGGTCGATGAAGCCGCCGTGCCACGTTGCGCCGGGGCCGTTACGCTTTGAAGGATAGCGCGCGCACCGTGAAAGAAGTTCGTCAATCACCAGCTTGTCGCAAAACTGGCCCTCGTTCCGAAAAAATCCCGTAATCTCGTAAGACGCCAAAATCTGTTCGGCAACGTCAGGATCGGGAACGGCAAGGAATATCACCTCGCAATCAATAGTCGTCCCATCGCCCGAGGGATGATCCCGCTTCAAATGATGGAAAGAAGGCTCCGCCCTAATCATCGGACCCCACTCGCTTTCGGGAAACCATTCAAGCCAAGTCTTGATCGTCGTTTCGCGCAGTTCCTTGTAGGTGTCCCGCGTGATGATGAACCGCGTGCGCCTCACACCGTCAAAGTCAGGCTCTTGCTCAACGGCAATCGCCCAGATCTTCATACATGAACCCGTAGACGTGCCAGAAGCAATCGGACCCTGAATGATCGCCATTTCCGAACGGTCCCAGAAGTACCCATCCAGAACGGCACCATCCGCAGCGTATATGTAATTCCCGCGAGGGGTTTGAAGAAGTGCCATTAGCGATCCGCCAAATATTGAACCGCGCCAAACGCACAAGTGCTGTGAGCAATCGCCGCCTCAACCGCAATCACCGCAGACGCCCCATAGTGCAACGCGCCGTAGGCAACCTCCGCGCCACCACCAATCGCGCAGTAAGGGCAACCCCGAAGATCCTCCTCGCCCTGCGCAGTCAAAAGAAACAAACCCGCATCAGGCCGCCAAACCAAAATAATAAAATCACTCCCGTCATCCCGAACCTGCGGAACAACCATTTCGCCAACACACTCCCCAGCCTCAACCCACCTGAAAAATTCTGATACACGGCTACCGTCACCAGCACCCCCGTAAATAACACCGGATTTCCCGCGAATAAGCTTCCTCGACCAAGGCGTGACAAGACCACCAACCCACGCTCCACTGTCCGAGGCCATAACCCCATCCCGAAATACAATCGTCGTCATAGCGATCCTCCAATCAACCAGACCGGAACATCACTCCCAAAAAAAAATCGCCATATGCACACCAAATAACCCAAAATCAGGGGGTCCATTATCAATGTGATACCTGAAATCACCAAAAACACCCCAAATCAGTGTCCCCCACCCGTGGAAGGGTAGCATTCGTAAGATCAAATTAATAATCGCCAAAATGCCAAAATCAGAAAAATTTGATAATTGAAGCCGCGCGAGGGAGAGGGACGAGTAGAGCTCTGCGCGCGCCGGGTTTTGCCCCCGCCCCCCCCGATCGAACCCACCCCCCCCTATCGGGCAAGGGGGGTGCCTGTCCTGTGTGGTCGCTGCATACCTTGGGCCTTGGCCGATCGGTGCCAGATTTGGGCGGTTGTCTCGCTTGCATGATGCAACCATAGCTGCGATTGCCTGCAATTACATGGGCTTAGGCTATGGTGCGCGCATGATTAGCTATCTGTAGGCGTGGCCTTCGGGGCTGGATTGGCCTTGATCTCTACGACCTGTTGACCTGGGCGAATGAACTCGTAACCCCCTGATCTTGCATCAACATTGACCTGTATTTGCGCGCCCTTTGAACGCTCGCCCGCGAAAAACTCGACCATTCTGGCGGTTACTGCATCGGACGTACTATTGTTGAGCAGTTCTATTCCGCGCTGTATTGCTCGGACTTTGGCCAATCCCATTAAATCATCTGCGTTTAATGCGTTAAGGGCTTTTCTGTCTTCTATGTATGCAATGACGTGGGGCTTGCGTAGGGCTCGGCCTAGTGCTGTCTCGTCCATGCCTGCTGCGTCTGCTGCTGCGCGTTGTGTTCGGCCCTCGTCGGCTATGAGCTCGCACGCGTGGCGTAGTTTTGCACGAAGGGCGGGGGGCTGCGCCCTCTTGTCTGTTGCTTGTGGTGGTTTGTGTGGTGGTTTTGATTGCTTCATGCGTTGAGGGTTAAACCGTTGCCGGACTGTTGACCAATGCACCGCGCCGGGCAGCGCCAGGGGCTCACGCGATGGAATGCCGCGCCGTGCCTGCCCCTGGCCCTATATTGCCCGATTGCGCCTGTATCAATCTTTTATATTTAATGTATTGACGCACTATTAAATTGATGTATTGTTGATCTTACCAACCCGCAGCACCACACGGCACCAACCGAGAGGCTTTCACCATGTATACCGCACCCGTTGACGTTTTGAAGCTTGGCGAGTTTATCCGCCGCACCCCAAACGCAAAGAAGACTTACCAGCGCGGCCCTTATGACCGCACGACAAAAGATTATGCTCTTTACGACTGCGACGACATAAGCCGCGAAATCCGCGTCAAGGGATCGGCCCGCGTTTGGATTGGCTTTGACTACTAACACCACCCACCAACCCCGAGAGGACACCACATGTTCACCATATCCATAGAGACAGATAACGCAGCCTTTGGCCCTACGCCCGTAGACCGCGCCGCAGCGATTGCCGCTATTTTGCGCAACATCGCCGTGACGGTGGAGAACTACGCCCCCGTGCAGATGGAACGGGTTTTGTATGACTTGAACGGAAACGCTTGCGGAGCCTGGGACCTTGCGCCCTTTGACTTTGCGACACATGGCGAGACAGACCCCGACGAGGAAGAGGACGCGCCCAGCGTTGACCCGTCCGACATTGACGAAATCACTTGCACCTATGGCGGCAGCAAGACCCCGGCGACCTGCTACACATGGGCCGGCCGTTCGGGCACTTGGTACGCGATCGAAGGCAGTTTGAATGTCAATTGCACCTTTGACGACCTGGCCGAAGGCGTGGACGTTGAAGAATTGAACGACCACGACACAGGCACCGCCGCCGCGCCGATCAATAGCGCCGAGGATATGGCCAGATTTTGCAGCGACCTTTGACCCATTGTTGAGGGGCTGGACCTATCCGGCCCCCATACCATGCGCCAATGCAGACACCGAGAAAGGAACCCCAATGCTAACCATAAATTGCGTCACAGTTTACGAAGTCGAAGGCCAGCAATTTGCCAGCGTTGCAAAGGCCGTGGACCATATCGAATGCGCCCTTGATAAAAGGATTAAAGCTTTGCTCATCCCTAAAGGCTTCACCGCAAACGAATGTTTTAAGGTCTCTTGCGCCTTGCTGGACGACCGCGCCGCACTTGCGCGCCTCTTGTCCTACGAAATCGAAACAACCGACGAAGACTAGACCCAGCTTGCGCCACCACCGCAGCAGCAACCCACCGAGAGAAGGAACGCCTGCCAATGGACTTTGAGAATATCCACATTTCAGAACTTCGCGCCGGTGACACAATCCAGCACGGGGAAAAGCTAATGACCGTCTGCAATAACGATCTGACCAACATCGCCGGAATGGGCCGCGCCGTTTTTGGCGACACTTACAAGATAGGCACAAAGCCCGTCAGCCGCGCCAAGTTGCGCAAGTAACCCACCACCACACCGAGAGAAGGACACCACGCCATGCCTAAGACCCACAACACAAACGAAGCCAAAGCCTTCATTGCCTGCCCCGGCGACCATTACATATGGTCAGCCTACACCGACGAGGAAAGCGCCGCCGCCGACCTGCCCGCCATTCTCGCAGACCAGCCCGGCAAGGCGTACGAAGTAATGACCGATTGGGACGCATTCACCAGCGCAGCCCAGGCTAAATTTATGACACCCGCGCAGGAAATCACAGAGGCAGATTTCTGGGAAGCGCTGGAATGCCTGCCCCCGATGCAATGGCACACCGCCGAAGGCGTCGAACGGTTTTGCATTAGTGAATTCACTTTTGGCAACATCACGAACCAATACGCCAAAAAAGGGGGGCGCTACATTGCCAAGGCCGTTAGGTTTAACGACCGCGCCACCTACATAACCGCCGCAGACTTTGCAGCCTTGCCCGCACAGGTGGACGCATGAGAACCCCAGACCATGACAGCCCGTCAGCAATGGCCGCACGGCTTGGCCTATCCGTTGATCTTTCCCGCTATCTTTCCCCGGCAATTGTCGGAGCGACAGGAAAGCGCCACTATTACCAGCACGGCCAGAATGCAGGACGCCGCGAGGCAACCGCCATATTGCGCCGCCTGTTGAGAATTAGGGGGCTGCAATGATCCGTGACGCCCTATCCGTTGCCCTGATTTTCGGGCTTTTGTTTGTCGCACTTATGCCGGGAGGCTTTTAATATGAAACGATTTTGCACTTACACGACCGAGACAGACGAAACCATAAAGGCCGTTGAAGCGCCTGCATTGGTGCCCGAAGATTGGTCTGAATATGTTTTCCAATACGCAGAGAACGCCGCCGCCGCTATCGCGCAGCATGACCGCAAAATTGACGAATACCAAGCCGACAACGAAGCCGGCAGACCAATAAAGGATACTTATTGAATGCGCTATCTTATCGGCAAACGCCGCCCAAGCTGGACCACCGCCGCCGAATTTATCCCGCGATTTGAAACCCCCGGCCACATTGACCGCTTGGGCTTTCATGTTTCGGAAACCACCGCGCCCGAATGCCTTTGGAGTGATCGAGCCCTTGAACTTGCCGCCCGCCATTCAATGACCGACGAAGGCCGCGCGATTGCCGCCGCCACCCTTGCACAACGTCAGGAGCCTAAGCCATGACCCGCAAACACAACACCCAGCACGCGCCCAGCCTGAACCAGCTTAACGCCGACACCCGCGCCGCCTATTATCAGGCCCACCATGACGCGCGGAAGGAAGCCCGCGACACTTTCAAAATAGCCCGATACGTTGCAGGCCGGGCAAGCGTTTTTGCGGATTGGGGGAATGGCCGCTGCAATGTCATAGTGCAGCGTTACCACCCACCCGGCGCGGCATGGTGGCCCAGCATCGAAGCCGACAGCGTGACAGCCTTGCACGCCGAACACAGCCGGGAATTGGATTGTGCCCGCGCCGCGTTGACCCAGGCCCGCACATACCCCGCAGATAAGGCAATGGCCCGCCGCTGCATTCACCGCGCGCGATGGTTACGCCTTGCCCTAGCCGATTGCGCCGCGTGACGTTTTGCCAGACGGGCAGCGCAACTGTTGCCCGTTCGCTAACCGCCACCACCACACCGAGAGAGGACACACCACAATGTCAAACCTTGCAGACCACCTAGCCGAGCAGGACGAAATCACCGCAGCGCATGAAGCCGCAAACGATTTGGGCATGGCTTGCCCTAAATGTGGCCAGATTGAAGCTTTCCACATATCGGCAAGCGTTTGGGGCCGATACACTACCGAAGGATTTGACCCAGACGCCGAAGATATTTGCGAGGGCGGGAGCGACTGGGACCAATACGCCGGCTGTATTTGCCCAGCGTGCCAGCACACCGGCGTTGTCGAAGACTTCACAATTTAACCGCCACCACATACCGGGAGGACGCACCACATGGACCAGATCACACTTTACGGCCAAACCTATTGCAAGAACCTGGCCGCAACTGTTGAAACGCTTTTCACCGGCCCGAAGACCGCAAACGGCACTTTCAAGATTGAACGCGCCGGAATTGTATTTTCAGACATGCAAGGCAATGCCCGCGCTTTTATCCGCCAGGATGGACTTGGGCCCGTATCAATCGGGCACCATGACGGAAAGCGGTTTTACATGCACAGCACCAGCACGCAGGACGAAACGTGGCTAGGCGTGCCCGACAGCTATAGCGCAACTGTAAACGGCGCGCGCGACTTGGCCCGCCTTGCCTTCAATACTTGACCGAGAGAGGACGCACCACAAAATGCAACTTTCCATCTACATTTTCGCAATCGTGATTTTTGGCAACGGCACGCCCGACCAAATCGAAAGCATCCATGCCTATGAAACCTTTGCCGAATGCCAAGCGCAACTTGACGCCTTCGATTGGTCAGACCGTGAGGCCGCGCCGATCTGCATTGAGGGCCAGCCATGACCGCCTTGACCCTATACGCGCGGCACGAGCCCACCACCGACCCTGTATGCCTGCATTACTGCCCACCAGCGCAACTTAGCGCCTTGCGTGACGTGGCATTGTATCGCGACAGGCAGGCCACAAAGCAGGTCGCGCGGTTTGCAGCTTTCCAAACGCGCCCAGACCGCCGCAACCGCTATGTGCGGATCAACTGTTATCGCAGGAACCTTGTTTGGTTAGAGGATTGAGCCATGACCATTAATCTTATCGCAACTGCCCCGAGCCTTGACCGCGTGCAGGAAAGCATTAACCGATATTTTTGCGGTAGCGTGTGGCAACTGCAACCGTCAGGACCGAACGAGTGGAAACTTTCACGCCTAGATCATGGCGACCTTGAAAATTTCCGCGTGATCTTGAAAAAGGGCCGCTATCGCTTTGAAAGTGGAGACTTCACCACAAAGCCAACTGACTTTGGTCGAGAGGCAGACCCGGATAAGGCCTTGCGCGAACTCTGGACCGATCAAGGGGTGAGCCAGAAACGACAGGATGAATTGATTGCTGAAATCACAGCCAAGGCCCAGCCGGGCGCAAAGGTTGGACCGTTTACCATCCCTTACCGCGTGCAACTCACCCCGGCAGGTGAGCAATACATGATCCCCGGCACCGAGCCCGAGGACCGGCCCAAGACAGCGCAACTATCGCTTTTCTGAAAAACAAACGGCGCGGCAGAACACCACATTCCACCGCGCCACCTTGCAAGGTTCACCGAGAGGTGAGCCAATCGAATATCACCGCAACTTGAGAGAGGCAATAACAATGGGCGAACAACTGATGCTAAACATTTTGCAAACCGCCATGATTTTTGGCGCGGGGTTTGTAATTGGCCGTATTACCAGCACGAAGAGGGGGGAATGATGCTGACACCTGATGACCTGCGCGCCATGAGCGCCGACGATAGAACGCAACTGTTCGAGCGCTTGGCAACACAGTTTTACGGAACAACCCAGAACGCGGGCAAACTTGCGACTGACTTCGGGGTATCGAACCCGACGATTTTCCGTTGGCGCCGGGAGAATAACACACCTTGGGCCGTGATCTTTGCACTGGATGCTTGGGTGAACTCGGACGCGGCCGCAACTCGGATCTTGGATGACTGGCACAGCTTGCCGGAAGACCTGGCCGATGTTGCCAAGATTATGACCCGCGTTACGGCGACCCTTTCAACGATTGCGCGCCGGATGCCTGTCGCCTCGCATGATGTTGCGCAGTCATCTGATCCCGTGACTGAATAAGGTGGCGGGTTTCCGCGATAACACGCAATGCCAGTGGGGGAAATTCCGCTGGCATTAGCACAACTTTGAAACCAAGCGACTGCGCCCATTCCACAAAGGTTTGCACATTCGGATACTTGGATGGCTTTTCCTTTTCAAACTTGGCAAGGAAATCATCGGCCATTCCAGATATGCTTTCCACGTCCCTGATCGTGAGGCGCAACTCTTCCCGCCTCGATCGCAAGAACACCCTCGCATCATCGAACACCGTTACAACCTGACTGCGCGCCTCGACACCAGCGCGGCAGGCAGCCGGTATGGCCACCCCGCTTTTCAGGTTAACCCGCACGCTGCAACCTGAATTTGGGCAAGGCGCAACAACAAGCTCTTCTGTGACTGACTGGATAGACCAGCCTTTTGACTGAACTTCCCGCAAAAACGCTTGATCCATCAGTACATTCCTTCTTCTTGGCTCTGGCTCAAATCCCAGAAGCGGTTTGTTGCGTCATGGAACCCAACTTGCGCCGCCGCCAGCCTACCGTGGCGGTTTTTTCGCACGATTATTTCCATCACATTGTTGGACGCGGCAACGTCAGCTTCCCAATCGGTGCGCGCGCCATCGGTGATTTGCCCGTTTTTGTCCAGCTTTGGCCCTTGCCTTTGCAGCCAATAACCCTCTCTGTGGCAGAACACGACCTGATCCGCATCGTTTTCAAACTGGCCTGTTTCTTTGATGTCCGAGAGTTGAGGCCGCTTGTCATCCCGCTCACCAATCGTTCTGGACAACTGCACCAGCGCAATCAGGGGGCATTCCAGCATTCCGGCCAGCGTCTTGAGCCCAATGGAAACCTCTGTCATTTGCTCGAACCGGCTTTTTCCCGTGCCGCGGATAAGCTGCGCATAGTCCACAATTGCCAGATCAAGCTTGCCGCCCAATTCACGCTTCACCCGGCGCATCGCCGCATGACCCGCCGCAATATCACGAATATGCTTTGGGATGATACGCATGGGGGCAGAACTTATCTCTTTACCAGCATCGACCCACTTGCGAAAATCAGCCTCATCCATCGCAGCAGCATCGCGCAGAGCCGCATAGGGAACACGCGACCAAGCCGACTGCATCCGCGTGGCCAATTGGTCATCCGACATTTCCAGCGACCAGAAACCAACATGCAGCTTTTGCTTGATTGCCACGTTGCCCGCAATTTCCAGAGCCAGCGAGGTTTTCCCCATCGAGGTTGCCCCGCCCAGAAGCATCACATCACCAGGCCCAAGTCCTTTGATGACACCATCCAGCGCCGGAACACCGGTTTTCAGAAATGACGTGTTGCCTTGATAAGCTTCATTGGCCTGCGTGACCGCCCTTGTCACCGCCTTGAGCAATGACACAGAACTTTGCTCACTATGCCCCTCTGGCAGCGCGTATAGGGCCGACAGGAGGCCAGCGCGCACTTCATCCGCCTCACTGCCAGCATTAAGGTCAAATGATGCCTTGCTGGACGCCTCAAGAAGCCTGCGCCGCACGGAACCCTCGACAATGATCTTTGAATAGTCGCGGGCCGTAGACTTGCCGATTGCAGAGCCCGCCATTCTGGCAAGGTATTTCGGGCCGCCCACCTGCGCCAACCCTTCATCGCCTTCCAGCGTGTATTTCAGAGATACCGGCGAAACCAAGTGTTGCTTGACGATGCGCGCCTTGCAGATGCCAAATATCCGAGCATGAAGGGGGTCATAGAAGTGATCCTCTTCGATCAGATCGGAAACCAGATCGAAAACCGAATTGTCGCACAGGATAGCGCCGAGCAACTGTTGTTCCGCCTCGATGTTGAAGTGACCATTGCTCATTTCTGTTTAGCCCTCACCTTGGCAAGAATGGCCGCAGACTTGGCCTCTTTTTCGTCAAGAAAAGCATCAAGGGCCAAGCCGAAAATCACATCGGCCACGTTTGCGTCCTTTGGAACTTGATCCAGCAACCAATGACCAGCGCCAGGTTGTTCATCCTCAAGCCTGCCAATCATTTTTGAAACATTGCCAATGCGGACACCATCTTCTTTTGTCGGGTTGGTTAAGCGGCGGTAAATGTTTTTTCTCATTTTGCAAAATACCAATAGGAAACAACGCCAACCAAGGCATGTTCACGACCGACCAAATCAGCCTCGTACAATTCCTTCAAAATCTTGCCAACGCAGCCCCGGCTTAACTTGCTTTCCAGCTTGTTATTCACACCATCGGGATTGATAGGGCCGTGCTTTATCACAATGTCCAAGATGTTTTTCCTATTGACGCTGGTGTTGGTGTAGCCGTGCGTCACCTTGGCCTTCGTGATCTTGCCCATCATGGCATCACGCAACTCATCTTGATCCTGCGTGGAGAACTCGCACAGCTTGGGCTCATGCTTGCGGGGCGGGGCATTGAACATGCTATCGCTGAAAATATCGCCCATCATTTATTTCCCCAAGCCTTTTTACCCATCAGTTTTAGCTTCCAGCCCTTTTTCGGTGGCCACTCGACGCCCCATTCTTTCAGTTGCGCCTTGGTCCAGCCTCCCTCGGGTGTACGCTTTGCGTTAATTTCATCTTCGGTCATTTTCTTTTTCATCACCGCACCACCTCACCAAATTGCGGACTAAGCCGCTTGCGCCGCTCTGCTAGATCTTCCGGCGACCCAACTGCAAACTTTGGCTTCTCGGGTGGCAACGCTGGCAGATCAGCATCATTCCAGCGCTCATCGTTCAGCCAGCCTTGCGGGAATTTGACAGTCGGCCGGAAATCCTTGGGCCCGCCCGTAGACAGCCACAGCGCATAACGCTTGGCCCCCGTGATGATTGCATCCGGCGCCGCGCCATTCTTGATTGCCTTTTGATAAGCCTTCTGTGCCGCTGGCTTCCCAGCCTTCTTTGGATAGGCATTCCAGAACTCATCAAACCCATCACCGCTCTTCTTTGCTTCTGGTGTTTCCATTGCATCGAATAAGCCATCACGCTCTTTGGATGGTTCTAAGGATGGTTCTAAGGATGGTTTGGGTGAATGTGGTTCACCGGTACCCGTGAACGTGGTTCGCCCGTACCCGTGAATGTGGTTCACCGGTGAATGTGGTTCACCCGTCCCTTTCGATAGGTTTTCGCGCGTTGAAGGAAGCCTATTCAGGGTATCAAGACAGATGGAATACTCCATCGTAAAGCCATTCACGCACTTCCGCGTGCCATCCTCCAATACAATGCCAAACTCCATCAAGTTTTGGATTGCTATCTGCACAGCCCGCTTGCTCAACTCCAAATCGCGCGCAATGTTGCCCTTTGAAGTCCAGATCCCCGTACCGTCATCGCTGGCATTATCGGCCATGTAGAGCAGCACGCCCTTGAGCGTTGCCGATCCAATCACACGCCGCTTAACAAACACAGAAACAGTATTGCTCATTTTTCGTCCTCTCGGTTCAGTACAGCCTTCAACTGGCCGCTATTTCTAAGTTTCCGTACTTCGCGCCGAACCCGTTCCGTGGTGCAGTTCAGCTTGAAAGCTATGTCTTCGACCCCGTGACCAGATCGAAGAAGGTCGTGGCAGGCAGCCCAGGGTCTAATTATCAATGGAACAGCCCGCCCACGCTCGTCATCTGGTGGTCCTTACTGTGCATGGAGCAGGTATAATCCCACAGCGCCCCGGCATCGGCCGCGTCAGTGTCGCGCACGTCCCAGCCCAGCATCCGGCACCGCGCAAACACTTGTGACTTGATAGGGGTCTTGTTTGACCGGCTCACACCGCCGAGGAAGTGCTTGCGGATAGTGGCAGGGTAATAAGTGACCACAGGCACACCAAGACGCACAGCCTCGCCCTGCACGCACGCTACAAGGCCTGCCAGCGATGTATTAGCCTTGGGCCCGCCGACAAACGCCTCGACCGCGATCAGGTCTGGCTTGAATTGCTCGATGTAATGAGCAGTCATGCGGAGGGTCTTGGAAAAGCGATCTGGCCACTCCACCTTGCCGAGAACCACCGACCACAGCTTAGGCCGAGAGCCTGCTTCACCGAAGCAGACCCCCGTTTTTGTGGCGGTGTCGAACGCCAAAACCTTCATTCGTCAGAAGCCGCAGCAAGTTGGCGATCGAAGTCGTCCTGATCGTCGGCCAGATCAACAGGCTCACTTTCGGCAGGAGTTTCAGCCGGAACAGGATCAGGTTCGGCCTTGGCGACCTTTGCCTTTGGCGTGAACTTCTCAATGTTGGTTTTTTTGGCCGCAGCTTTTGGTTCAGCCTTTGGCGCATCCACAGGTGCAGGCGCTTCATCGGGGAACATTTCAGCGGTAGATTGACCGGCCACATGAGCCTTAATCATCGGCAACGCGGCCTCGATCGAGCGAATAACGTCCATCGCCTTTGACTGCCCGTCTTTCTTGGGAAGCTTTTTGATGATGGTTTTCATCCACGAATACGCTTGGCTATTCATGCCAGTCTCTTCGATGAACGCCGATACCTTGGCCGCGCTCTCGCTACCGTCAGAGGACCGCGAATGTTCTTCGCTAATCCGCGCGCCGATGTGACCGATCAGCTTGTCATGTTCCAGCGTGGGGCCATCGAATGCCCGCCGAACTTGTTCACCTTCGCTTTGTGCTTTCGCCATATTATTTGCCTTCTTGGGTTAATCCGCAGTCTCATTGCGGGTTTCTGGTGGGAAAAAGTCGGAGGGGCAAAGATCAGCCCTGCCCTCCCGCGCAGCTTGCATAAGGATTTGCTGGTCCTCGTCGGGGATAAGCCCGCCACGGCCGCCCCTTTCCTTGGCGTAGGTCCATTTCAGAACCCACGATGGATGACGCCCAATCAGCCTTGCAGTTGACTGAATGCCGCCGCACTTGCGAACAACGTGCGCCGCTTGGCCGTAGAGGGGTTTGGGGATTTGTTCTGCTTTCATGCACAGACTATTTCCATATTGGAAGCATTGATGTCAAGAGGGCTAGTTCCAATATAGCAATGGTGACATGCCAAAATAGAATTTATTGTGGAGGTTATGAAAATGGATTGGGTTAGATCACAACTTGAAGCGCGGGGCTTATCACAGGCAGCCCTGGCCGAAGCTATTGGCCTTACGTCTGTGCAAATGAATAAGGTTTTGACAGGCTACCGCGTGCTGCAATCAAGCGAGGCAGACCGCATCCGGCACTTCTTTGGCTACCGCCTTCCAGAAGAGCCGCGCCGCCTCATACCAGTAATCGGCCAGATAGGCCCTGGTGCCAAGGTCTTAGAGCCCCTGCCGTGTATCAGTGACGCCACGCTGCGCTATGTTGAAGCCCCAGACCTATTGCCGGAAGGCAATATCGTTGCCATTGAAGTTGTGGGCAATGCGATGACGCCCACGTTTGACGAAGGCGATCTGATCTTTTATGCCGGTGGATCGCCCAAGGTCACACAAGATGCAATCGGGAAAAATTGCATTTGCTGTGAAGCAAGTGGCGCCAAGTGGGTAAAGCGGGTGAAGGGAGGAAGTGAGCCGGGACTTTACAACCTTCTAGCCATCAGCCCAGAGGCCGATAGTCAGTACGATATTGCGCTGGAATGGGCCTCTCGTATTTTGCTGCATTTGCCGCGCGAACTCGCTAACATTGTTTAATTTCTTATATATTCCCTAACGATCGAACTGCGGCGAACCAATCGGTGCGCCCAGTCTTGACCGGCCTCAAAGCATTCACCCCAAACAACGCACTCAACCAAGTGCTCAAGGAGCGCATTTTCGCGTTCACCCATACCCAGCCGATTATGTGCCCGCCCTAGAGCGGCAATCCGCTCAAGCCAGCGCGGCATCGACGCGCGCCTATCCTCGCTGGACATACCGCCAACGTAATTTTCAACATATTCCAGCGCAAATCGAGCCTGCTTACCCAAGCCACCACCACCCTTATAATTCTGATGTGAAAACCATTGCACACCTTATAGGTGCATAATATTTCCAATTTGGAAGCTTTTTATATTGACGCGGGCATTCCAATATGGAAATACTCTGGAACACCACGAACGCGGAGAGCCAGATGCAAGACACCACAACATACCTTCCAGATACAGACCGGTCATGCGGCTCCTGCAAGGGCAAGAAGTACACCGAAGAGCATACAGAGCGCGGCACCACCCTATACGAGCCATGCTACGCTTGTGGCGGCTCCGGCGCTAATTCGATCCGTGTTGGCGGGGCCCTGAAATGAACCGCATCACGCCACTTTGGCTTTCCATCACGCTCATTTTGTCAGGCTGCGCAGCAGTCCTTGGAATTGTGATCGGCCGCGCAGTCATGGAATTGATCTTCTACACGTTTGGGACCGGCCTGTGACACTCAAAGACAAGGCGGCCACAGTAATAGACGAGGGCGAGCTCGCAGGCTTCATCCAGCAACTAAAAGATGATGGCCGTTATGACAAATCAGCGGAAAGCATTTGCGAATTGCGCCGTAAGGAACTTCGGGAGAACAAGGGATGGCGATGATTTTCGCAGGAACGAAAACCTCTATTGGCCGCATTGTCGGCATGGCTGAAACCAGATCCCCAGAGGAAATAGCATCCATCCTTGGAATTGATGAGGAAGAGGTTTGCGACATTCTGGAAAAGCAAGGCAAGCCCGCAAGGTCGCAAGGCGTTCTCACCTGCCAGAAAACAGGGCGGTTTTGGAAAGTCAGGTCAGAGCGCGGCGCCTATCGCATGGCCCAACTCCAAGGCCTTGTCGATTGGGAGTACGCCAAAGCATAGCCCGCCAGCCTCTACGAGCGGGTAAGACCCCCCTGCCGGTTGCTTCTCCCTGGCCGGCAGGGGAAATCATTCAAACTTAGGAACTGCATCATGGAAATTCGAATTTTAGCGGATGGTGAGAAAATCACCGAGAACGGCTTTTACCAAATGTCACTCGACCGCCACCACAGCCAGCCTTGCGATGGCCCATCGGTGACTTCCGGCGTGCTGCGCAAGATGGAACTGGCCACCCCGGCCGATGTTTGGGCGTTCCACCAGCTTAACCCAGATCGGTGGGAGCAGGACGACAAGACCGCCTTGCTCTTGGGCCGCGCTATGGCCGCATACGTTGAAGGGGGTATGGACGAAGTGGGGAAGTATTTCCTTGTGCTTCCAAAGGACAAGCCAAGCCGCCCAACTGAAAAGCAGCTTGAGAACTTCCGCGCCAAGGGTAACGGGGATCTATCTGGATTTATGATCCTGCCCGACGAGAAGCCGCGCAAGCCCACGGCCGCACAGATCAAGGCGGCATCTACCGGCACCGCCAGCCCCGCCGCAATGGAGAGCGTAGACTTCTGGCAGCAGGTCGAGGATGACGGACGTGAAGCGTTGAGCCAAGGCGATGCCGATGCGTTGCTGGCCCTTGTGGACCGCGTGGCTTTCTGGGACGCGATTGAGGCCGATGGCCGCACGCCGCTTACAGACGCCGAAATCACCATGATTGAAGACATGGGCAAGGTGCTGGCAGCAGATCCCGCCGCCGAGGCCGTGATGAGCGGCATCCCCGAAGTCACAATGGCCGTGAAGGATGAGCGTAGCGGGCTATGGCTTTTGGCCCGCCCAGATACGGTTAACTTCGATGGAAGCCTGTCCGATTACAAAAAGATGAACACGCAGGGCAGACCATTCAATTACCGCTTGGTGGACAATCGCATCACCGATCACGGTTACGATATGCAGATGGCGTTTGCGGCCGAGTGCTTTGAAGCGCTGACCGGTCAATGGCCGGAAGTCGTGGGCATCATCGCCCAATGCGATGCAAAGCCTCACCACGTCATTGTGCGCGAGATTGGCGAGGAAGATCTGCGTCTTGGTCAATTCCGCAATCGCCGTGCAATCACCCGCTTTGCCGAGTGCTTGGCTTCTGGCCATTGGCCGGGACCGGGTGACGACATTGGAGCGTATCAGCGCCCGAAGTGGCAGCACGAACAACTTCTTGAAGAAATGAACACAGCAGGGGCAGCACCATGAACGATAGAACGCAGACCATCGAAGAGCGCATCAGCGCCAAGACCGACCTTGCGATTGCAGGCGGCACGCAGGTTTCATCCAAACTTGGCGGTTTGGAGTTTAAGGACATGGGCCAGGTCATGGAGTTTTCAAAACTGATGGCAGTATCCGGTCAGGCTGTGCCGAAGCACTTGCGCGCCACCCCCGGCGCTTGCTTGGCCGTATCCCTGCAAGCGATGAACTGGCACATGGACCCCTTTGCTGTGGCCAACAAGTCCTACATGGTCAACGACCGCATCGCCTACGAGGCGCAGCTTATCCACGCTGTCATTGAGCAGCGCGCACCGATCAAGGGGCGCCTCAAGGGCAAGTACGAGGGCGAGGGGGCCAAGCGTGTATGCGTGCTGACAGCCATTTCGCAAGAAGACGGTGACACCATCGAATACCGTTCGCCTGAAATCGGCTCGATCACCACGAAGAACTCGCCGCTGTGGAAGTCAGATCCAGACCAGCAGCTTTGGTATTATTCTGCGCGTGCAATGTGTCGCCGCCATTTTCCAGACGTTTTGCTTGGCGTCTATGAGAAAGAGGAAATCCAACACGCCGATGGATTGCGTGACGTGACGCCAACGGAGCCAACAGCTTTGCAGCGCCGCGCTATGGCCGCACGGGGTCAGGTCATGCCGGAGGCAACCGAGGCGGAGCCGGTTGATGTAGATCAAGTTGAGGATGCCCAAGAGATTGATGTCCCAAGCCATTGGACGGAGGCAGTTGAGTGGGGTGAGGGCGCACCAGGATCTAAGGCTTGGGACGAGGGCATGACAGCATACCACGCTGGGGCAGATAGCACAGACTGCCCGTATGAAGACGACCTTGATGCCGCAACCGATTGGATTGGCGCATGGCACGGCGCGCGGCGGGCCGCGGAATGAGGCCGTTCACAAAAGACGAGGCGGTTGAACTTCTGGAACAGGCTTTCAACGTAGCCCCAGACGCCGAAACCGAGACTTATGTTGAAGCGTTTGTCGCGGGCATCAGTGATGACCGGGCATTGCAGGACGTGTGCAGCTACATCGCCATTATTGCGTCCGAGATTGATGCAGACAGCATCGAGATAAAGCCTGACAGCATCGAGGGTTCCGACATGGAATGCGTCTACATCAAAATCAGAGTGGAGGGTTAGAGCATGCCACATACAACACAAGACGGGACGCCGGCGTTTCCTCACACTGTCCTTTTGGCGGATGGATCAGCAGAATATTCCGTTGGAATGCGATTGCGCGATTGGTTCGCGGGGCAGGCCGCTGCCGGGATTACATCGGGGTATTGGGGCAATCCTGAAATGAGCGGGCTATCACCCATTGACCTGGCGCAAGAAGCTTACGCTTTAGCCGACGCCATGATGGAGGCCCGCAAATGACCGCACGCACCCCAGAAGACGCCGCCACGTTGCTTTGCCCACTCGCACGCACCTTTGCCGCCAAGGAGGCCGTGATGGGTTGCCGCGGCCCATCCTGTGCGCTGTGGCGGTGGAAGCCGCTTATGGCGAGTGATCCGCGATTTGCGGCAGCGCTCAAGACCATTACCGCAGAACTTGGAGGCGGTAGTAACCGGCTCAAAGAGGCCACGGCCATCTTGATGGCAGACCGCGCCAAGTACGGCGTCCCGACAGAGCCAGAGGTAGGCTTCTGTGGCATGGGCGGAAATCCTTAAACCAACTGCAAACCAAACGGAGATCCTAAAATGGAAATCATCATCATCATGGCAATCGTGTTCGCAACTATCTGCGGATATGTGGCTGGGCAAAAAAACAGATCAGTCGCAGGCTGGGCATTCGCCGGCGCTATGGCAGGGGTATTCGCCCTAATCATCCTCGCAATCGTACCAACAGTCAAAGAGCCGGCATAAATACAGCTTCCCAAGTCAGGAAGCACTTAGTCAAAAACAATATAACGGAGATTTGAGACATGAACGACAAAGCACAAAATACCGTCGATGGCGCCAGCGATGACCGGACAGCGAACAACGCTGTACGCCACCAGTACCGCGTCCTGACTGACATGGAAAAGGCAAACATGGTTGCCCTGAAAGACCACGCAGCAGCCTTTATCGCGGCCTGCCAAGCTATCGGCTCAAGCCGAGAACTTTCGTTGGCGATTACCAAGATCGAAGAAGCGGCCATGTGGTCCGTCAAGCACGTCACCAAATAAGAAAAAAACGGAGATACAAAAATGGATAATTCTAAAATCGTCTTTCTGATTAACGATCAGGCCCGCGCTATCGAGGCAAAGTATGAAGAGCATGGCACTTCCGAAGTATTCAAAACGATGGACCCTAGCGTAAAGCTGAATGATCTTGTCGTTGTGCAGTCAGGCACGCGCCACATGATGACGGTTGCGAAGGTGACAGCCGTAGACGTTGACGTGAACTTCGACAGCAGCACCCCGATCAAATGGATTGTGCAGCGCGTAAATTCGGCTGGGTTTGATGCGATCCTTGCCAGCGAGGCAGAGGCAATCAGCGCGGTTCAAGCGGCCGAGTTGCGCCGGAAGAAGGCGGAACTGCGCAAGAATATGTTTGCGGACCATGAGGACAGCATTGCCAAGCTGTCTCTGACAGACCGCACTATCGACGCAGTAACCGAATAACCGATCAAGGAATTACGGCGTGACCTAGTGCCTAGCCCCATAGGAGCGCCAAAGAAGGCCATGCGGCCTTCTTTAATCGAGGGTAACGATTCCCCTCTGCGAGCGGGGTTAACCAGATGAATAGCGTGGGGCTTCAAAGGCGAAGTGACCATCTGGTTAACCCGTTCTCGAATTTATGGAGATTGCCATGAAGTGCAGGAAGTGCAGCGGCCCAACAAGTCGGCGCCGCGCAGGGGTCTTTTCATGCCGGCATTGCGGCGTTCAGCCAGGGCAAAGCAACATGGACAGATTTGGAACTCCCGCGCCGGTTATTGAATTTCAGCCTTCTGTCCCAACAGCGGAAGACCTCGCACCACGCCCGTATCAGTCGAAGTTGAGGGGATTGGCATGAAGCCAGCAGCGCAAGCAATCCAAGCCGCCCTCGATCGCAGAGCAGAATGGCAGCGCATCGCAGCGGAGCGCGAGGCCGACATAGCCGCAATCGCAGGGGATGACCCGCACGCAGAAATCAACATCGACAAGAAAAAGGCCAGTAAATGAGTATGCACATAACCAACCCCGCTCTTCTGCCAAAGGTTCGATCACGCACCATTCTTGACGCCATACGGGGGATGCCATGCACACTTCGCGTTTCATCCTTCTATCCCGGCTATCGCTGCGCGCACGCAGATACCGTTGTCGGATGCCACCTTCCAGTATCCGGCAAGAGCATGGGGTCTAAGGTTTCAGATCTGTCCGTTGCGGCCGGTTGCCAGCATTGCCACGATATTCTTGATGGGCGCGACACCATGCGCCGCCGATACATTGAAGAGAATTACCCGACAGCCTTTGCCATGCGCTTGCTTGAAGGCCTGCATGAGACACAATCGCGCTGGTACGCCGCAGGGCTGATCCAGATCAAAGGCGACAAAGGAGCCTGACATGATTGAGCCAGCTTACCTTCCCGATACCCTTGTGGCCTACCACCTTGGCCGCAAAGTCACATGGCTGCGCACGCACCGGCCAAAGCTTGAGCGCGATGGTTTTCCGAAGAAAGATAAGCTTGTTGGAATGACGCTTCGTGCTGATTTAGAAGCGTGGATTGCAAAACGCCGCCGTATAGCTGATCCTGATGGTGCCTCACACAAAGGGGCAGACACCACAACACCACTTTCAGGAGAAAATTTAAATGCGTTTTGATGATGATCTAATGGATGGGTCCGACCCGTCTTATGCGCCATGCGTTCGCAAGGCAAAGCGTTGGTTCTATTGGAGAGCCCCCAAGAAATACATCGAGGCAGGATACCACTCGAACACCGTGCGATTGGTTGGCGAGGAAGGCGATGGCCGCGATAACGAGCGTGCGTCCAAGGCGCGCGAACTGACACGCGAAATGCTGCGCTGGTACGACAGTGAGGATGCTTTGGTCACGCCGGGGTCTTGGTTGTGGCTTATCGGCCGGTTCAAGACTGACGAGTTTTCGCCATTCAACGAGAACGTGAAGGCCAGCACGCGCGAGGGGTATCTGCAAACGCTCAAGCCCCTAGAGGAAGCCATTGGCGGCGTCATGCTGGCAGACACCAACTTTGAAACCCTCATGCGGTGGAAGAAGGCCATGAACGACAACTTCATCAGCCGCCGCAAGGAAGATAATGCGGCCCGAGCAGAGCGCGACCTACCGCTGCGGCCCGTCGATCCCACACACCATATCCACAACCGCTTCACAGCCTTGCGCTATCTCATTAGCCACGGGGTCCGCATCGAGGCGCCGGATGCCATGCGGATCAAAAACATCTTGTCAGAAATGCGGATCACCACACCGCGCCGAAGAGAGGTTTCCATGACACGCGACCAGGCACAGGCAATCATCGCAGCAGCAGACGCAGCAGGGCACACAGGCTTTGCCCTTGGGTTTAGTTGCCAGTGGGAGTTTGGCTTGCGTGCTGTGGACGTGCGGGGCCAGTGGCTTGATGATAGCGGCAAGCAGCGTTGGGCTGATGGCATGACCTGGGACATGATCGACCAGAAGATCACCACCTTGAGCAAGACCCCATCTAAAACTGAAAAGTCATCGCCGGATGCAATGGTGTTTGACCTTACGATCGTTCCAGAGATCCGCGCCCGCTTGATGCAGATCCCGATGGACCAGAGAGTTGGGCCGGTCATTAAGATGGACAGCGGCCGCCCATACACCAAGCGGCACTGGCAGACCACTTTCCGCAAGTTTGCGCGCAAGGCAGGCGTGCCCGATGAGGTCTATGCAATGGACAGTCGCGCCGGTGCAGTCACGGAAGCCAAGGCCGCAGGGGCAACGGCAGAGCAGCGCCAGCGCTTCGCACACCATGCCAGCGCGACGATGACAGAGCGGTATGATCGCAGCGACAAGAACGCCGATGTGAACACCGTAATCGAGTTGCGCAGAACAAAGATACAACTCGGCTGATACAACTTGATACAACCCTAAACGACAAAACCTACTAAGCCGTTGAAAAGATTGGTGCCCCCAGAGAGACTCGAACTCCCGACCCTCTGATTACAAATTCAGAGAAGTGCCAATGTTTTCAACGGTAGTTTTTTCAAAAACTAGAAGAAAGCTAAGCCAATGACCACCATAATCCTCACAGTCCTATTCGTGGCGTATTGCCTCATTATTGGATTTATCGCCGCGCTTGGAGCAAGAAATGACTGACACAACCCCCGAAGCCGTTGAGCATGCCACTACATATCTTCGCCGCATGTACGGAAATAGTTATTGCTATGCCGAACTGATCGCCGCCCTATCCGCGCAACTCGAAGCCGCCACTGCCCGCATCCGTGAATTGGAAGAATGTCTCGATGCTGCGGAAAGGTCAAATCGTATCAGCGATAACGGTAATTTGTGGAGGTTTTGGTCTGATAAGTCACGCGAGATTGCTGCAAGAAACACAAAACTATCCGCCCAACTGGAAGCCGCGAACAAGCGTGCCGACACCGCCCACGCTCAAGGCAAGGCCGAGGGGCTGCGTGAGGCTGCTGCACAATTGGAGTGCAGATACAATATCGCGCTTAAAATATCAGACACGGACTTACTTTCAGATTGGAAATCTCATGTCGCAAGCACATGGGGGCAATCATTTGCTATGGTCCACGCCCTTACCCCCGCAGACACGCCAGCCGCAAAGGTTACGGTGCAAGAGGCGGCGAAGGTGTTGATAGATGCCGAGGTTTTTAATGATATGCGAGCGAAGCACGTTATCACTTGCGAATATCACCCTCTCGGACTGATCACGGCGTCGAACATTATGCGCGCCGCCCTTCGCGCAATCGCAGGAGGCAAGGATGAGTGATGCACTGGAAACGATTTGGGTAGCAATGCCGACCGACCGCGTACTCAAGCGGGAAACGATGTACGGTTGGCAGGTTACAGAAAACACTGATGATTGGGACGAAGACGACTTTGGTGATCCGTGCGAATTGGTAGCGTACCGCCGCGCCGACCTGCCCCCCACCACCGCGCAGATCATGGCTGACCCACGGGTGCAGGCGCTGATGGATGCTTTGGAAAAAATACAGCGCGAAACTGCCCGTTGTCGTGGCGATCAGGCATACCGTGACGCCTGCAAAATGGCACTTTCAACGTCCAGCGCAGCCCTCGCTGCATTCACAAAGGAGCTGAAGTAGTGACTTGGGGCGATGTTCTATGCGCTGCGATTGATGCCTGCCTATCCGGCGGGCCAAGCCGTGAAGTTGATCCAAAGGATTTGCCTGCCTTAGTGCAAGATATTTTATCTGTGCGGGGCGATGCCAAGTCCACATATGCAAAGGAGCCGAAGTGATGACCATGCGCAGAATATTGCTCGCCTCAAGTATTATCACCACGCTGCCGCACCACCCCGTCCGCATTGAGTTTATGGACAAGCCGAAAGCCGCACCATCCACATCAAAACGCGCCAAGGTGAAAGCCGCACGGAAGCAAAGGAACAAGCCATGACCGACCATACCGAAGATGAGTTGCTGGCTATGTTGTCAGAACCTACGGCCAACAAGGTGCGCCGTGACCAAGCCCGCGCTGATATTGCGTTGATAGCGCTCGGTCGGGCGTTTGCGCAGCTGGTCAATGCGGACTTGGCAGATTTGGCAGAAAAGATTGCCGCAGATAAGGAGCCAAAGACATGACCGAAAACATAATCCAACTATCAGATCACCGGCCCCACGACGCGCAATATGTCGCCTGCATGAATTGCGCACATGATTGGGTTGCAGTTTTCCCAATCAACACCCCTGCGTTGCAATGCCCTAAATGCGGCGAAATGCAAGGCGAGGAGGTGAACACGTCAGATCCCGTTTGGTTCAATCGCTTCATGTCTGGCCCAGACACAGACAAACGCACACTGGTAATGATTAACGCGGGGAGACAAGGCAAATGACCGACCGCGGAAAGATGCTTGAGGCGCTGGCCCACATAATATTCGAGGCCATGCGATTTGACCGCAAGGCAACAACACCTGACTGGTCTGGTGGAGGCAATAGCCTATGCCAAGATGAAGCACGGTCCAAAGCCGCCGCCGTGCTGGATTTGGTAGGGCCGAAAAAGTTGGTGTGGGAACATGACGGCGGTGTTTTTTATACAAATTTTGGATTGGGGAGGCATGATTACAACTTCGACATGGTGACAAGAAACAGTGACGAACCGATCACTGTTTACTTGGGGCAGGATGAAATCAACACAGAAGATTGCTGGACAAAAGAACTAGCCCAAGCCGCCGCCCAGTCCCACGCAGACGCAGCCCATTGGGGAAATACACCGATTGGAGCCGCGCGATGATTGACACCCTAGCCCTGCAATTCGCGGGCATCACTCCGCAGGCTCACTATTGATTGCCGTTAACCCCATTGCCGCCATTGCGTCAGCGCCTTCCATGCCCAAGATTGCAGTGATGCGGTTGGTAGTTGCCAATGGCGGCACGGTGCTATCCTCGTTTGGCATCCATAGGATCACCAGCGCTTGAGCCTGTCCCGCCTTGGTCATGTCGATAATCTGGTCAACGTCCCATGCGGGGCGCTGTAGCGGGCTTGTGGATGTGCTGACGAAGCTATCCCCCACAGGCAGACTTGCGAGGGCGTAGAGGTTGCCCTGTGCGTCCTGCCATGACGGGTTGCGGTAGGTCAGGCCATCAGCCTCAGAGTAACCCAAGACCATGGCGTAGTGGTTCGCAATGTCGATGTGCGCTTGTGGGCAGGCGATTGTCAGTCTCATTTACTTCTCCAAGATCAGACCGCCAGAGGCACTGATGGCCTTACTGACAGAGGTTGTTGTATTGCCTACCCGACGAAGCCCCTCGAAGATGCTACGACCTGCGCTGGTCCCCACATGGAGAAGGTCAGTATCAGGGTCGTGAGCCAAGGCTGTCACTGCATTAGATGCACCGTATAGCGTGGCTTGGGCATTGGGTTCAAACAGCACCTTCTCGTCGTTGTAAATTTTGTCGATCTGTTCGGCTGTGGGTGCGGTGGCTGAGATGCGCCATAGGGCTAGGGAGCCGTTGTCAAACCACCCAGCTATTGACCCATTGTATTTCAATGCGCCCACCAAGAGGGTGGCATCCGTATTGGTATAGTCACCATTGTCTGCGGCAGAGTTAGACAAGACGGCATTTAGGAACGTTTTCGCAACTCCGACCTGACGGACATAGGTTACAAAAGCCCAAGAACCGAAGGCGGGGATACCAAACACAAGGTTGTTCGTCCCGTTCAACCCAATCATTTTTAGGTTGCCAGTCGCTTCTGTGCGGATGCCGAAGTTTGGACCACCGTAGCCAGAACCCGCGTCTTGCCTATGAATGATTTCCTCCGCAGAGGCGCTGTTTAGCTTCACCCACCCCATCACGCAGAAGTCACCAGTCCCGAAGTCGAGACCACTGTTATACGGCTGCTCAAGGTAGTTGCTGGATGAGAAGCCAGAGTAGGCCACCAGATCAGCGCCAGAATTTACAGGGTCACGAGAAACAGTGCCGTTGACGATCAGGCCGTTGTTGTTCACCGAGCGGTCTGCGTCTGCGAGTTTGACGGAGATGTTGTCTACGGTAACAGAAACTGAACCAACACTATTGGCTTGCAAAGTCAGGTAACTCGTCGTGCTAGACGCAACAAAATCTAGTTCAAGTGAGCCACTCCCAACAACAAAACCTAGCTGATTGCCGCCAGCCGAAGTTCCAACAACAGCAGAAAGAGATACACCAGCCGTTTGCGTCACTTGCAGTTTGTAACGCTTTCCCGCCACAGTTGTCAGCGTTTGCTGCGCTTGCGGATAATCAGTGCCTCCATAGGCAATTTGCATTGCCCCAGACACCCAAGTAAGGGAAGCGGAACGGGCAGCAACCCACCCACTCGTATCAGTATCAAACGTGCCATTCGTCACCAGCTCACCGCTGCCGACAAGCGCAGTTGCGGAGGTATCGGACAGGAAGGCACCCTTGATGTCGCCGTTCATCCAGCCT